ATAAATTGATTCATTTCTCCTCCTTCAGCCATCTGTACTTGTCATATACCCTGTCCTCATCGGGAAAGTCGGGATACCACCGCTCGAGGTATTCGCTTATCCAGTCGCCTATCTCCTTGCGGTGGAATCCGTTATCGAAGTCATGATGACATTTCAAACATAGTGTCACGATATTCTCCTCGATTCCGAGACCGCCCTGCGACCGTCTTATATAGTGAGCGTTCGGTATGCCCGGCTCACCGCAGACGATACATTTTCCACCGTCCCTCGCATAGACTTTCCTTTTGACCTCCATAGGTATTTGTGTTGCTTTGGTCATCTTATGACTCGAACGGGTCTTCATAGGAATCCATCTTTCTCTTGTATCTGTTCGGATATACCGCTTTCAGGTATTTGAATATCCCCCAAGGGTTTACATATGAGGGTGTCTCGATAGCATCAAAGACCACTTTTAAAAGCGTGGCTCCCTCATTCTCGTAGAGATCCCGTTCCCTGCGTAGTGAGTCTATCTCACAGAGTAATGTGTCTATGTATTCGCCTGTTGTCATCATATGCCTCCGTTTAATATGCTCATTGCCTTACCGTATTGTTTTGCGGTCATGCCTTCAGGCTGCTTGTCCCTGTCGAACCCGACTAATTTCAGGAGCTCGTCTATTTCCATGCCTTTAGACCTCGCACTCGCTATCAGTCCAGCTTTCTCTATCGGTGTGGCGAGTTTGTTGCCCTCTTGGAACAGTTGAGCGTTCGTCACTTCCTCATATGAGGCTATTGAGGTATCTATTCCTATTCCCAAGAATCCTAACGCCCTGCCGACTGCGGATGTCTCGCAGTTTTCTACCGCAGAGGTGCGGTTGATGTTTGATGATCCTCTGATCTCCTCGGCATACCCTGTGGCGAGTAATACTCCGTTGACAATTATCTTTGCTTTGATTATAATATTGTCAGCGGAACTGAAGAGTTCCGTCTCAATCGTCCCATCTGGGACTAACATTCTGAATGCCTTGACTCGTTCGTTGACCGGGATATATTTCTTCCCTTTTATATCCATGGTATTGAGTAGGGCATTTATTTTTTTGATGTCTTCGTAGGTCATTTCTCCTCCTTTAATAAATTTCCTTTATAGCTTCTATTATTTTGTCTTTTCCATAGCCGAACCGCTCGCTGACCTCTGCTATGACTGAATCAAAGTAGTCTATTATGAGGTCTACGCAGTCGGCACAATAGTCGCTCTCGCCGGAGTGATATTCTCCGCAGAGCTGACAGCGTTCTGCTGTGTCCAGTTCGTCGCTTCTGCATTCCGGACACACGCTGATGTGGTGTGTGACTGGTCTTCCGAAGTATTCTGATGTGAAGTCATCCTCATAATCGGGGTAGTCAAAGACCGCTCCGCAGTTCAGACATTTATACATCTTTCTCCTCCCTGAATACTGCCGGAAGCATGGCTATTATGTAGTCCTCGCTCCAGGCTTTTGGTATCCCCAGTTTTTCGGCTTTATCTACCATCTTCTTCAATTCTTCGACCCATACGTTATACGAGTCTATGGCTTTAGCGGTGTATGTATTCATAGACAGCACCTACCATTAACACTCCGAAGATCGGAGCCAAAAACCAGGACATCTTGATTAACCCTGTTATGATCTCGTTAAACATCTTTCTCCTCCTCGAATAATTCCTTGACCGGAACCTTCAAAAACCTTGACAGAGTCTCCTGCTCCAGCGGTGAGAACGGAGTGTCTCCTCTCCGTCTGTGGTATGCTTTCCACTGTGAGGTCTTCAGTAAGACTGCCATGTCCTCCGTCTTCCAGTCCAGCTCCTTTAGCTTCTCTTCCAGTTTTGGATACATTTTTCCTCCTTCCTAAATAGTAAGAATCGCAAGCCTTTGAAGATCCTTTTACTTTACGTCCATGACAGACTGTCCACTTCACCCTTCCGTCTGTCGGCTTGGTGTAGTACGGACATTCCTGGCAGGTCGCTCCGCATCCGGCTTCTTCAAACATTTGAGCTATGCTCTTCTCCTCTTCTTCATAAATGTGTTCAGTGTAAATGATGACGCCCTCGAATTTCCCATAAATCTGGACTTCGGGATCGGGTAATCCTTTCAGAGCTTTATTCATCTTTTCCTCGAAGTCTTTTCCTGTGGCTGCTTCGATGTATATAAGTCTCTTTTCCTTTTTCATGTCTGCCTCCTAATAAAAAACCGTCAACCATATTGTGATTGACGGTCTGTGTAAAGGTCTACCCTTTTTCCCTCGTGAATTATTCAAAATCTTATGATTTTAGGAATAATTCGAGGTTTTTCTTTTGGGGCACTCTTCGGTGTCCCTCATCAATCACTATAATCATTATATATTATTTCTTGCGATTTTGCAAGGGTTTTTTATAAAAAAATGACGGCTTTTTAACCGTCATTTCTCCAAGAGTTTATTCAGTTTGTCGAGCTGCCGGATGATGATGAAGTTCTGCTCCATCAATGTCCTCTGATAGACTACCTGGAGCTGGTCTTCGGGTTTTGCACCCATACTCAACTTCAATCCTGTCTCCATCAGTCCTGTTCCGGCAAGCTCCGTCACTATCTTCCTTGCGGACTGGATGTCCTGCGGATCAGTTAAAGAGTCAAGACCGTATTTCTCGAACAGTTCCTGTTCTTTCCTCGCCTGTTTATCTTCCTTTGTCTCTTTTTCCTTGAATAATGCCATATCAATCACCTCCTCGCCTATTCTATCATATTTGAGGTGAAATGTGAAGAGAGAACACACGTTTGAGGTCGAAAATCGACGATTTCAGCGAGTTTTATTAAACAATCGATATATTTACCAAATAAAAAAAGAGCCTCCGCAGAGGCTCAATGTAAAGGAAAGGAGAAAAGGGGATTTTGGGTGGGGAGTGTTCCTCCCCATTATGAAAACACGTCGCCCGGAGGTTTAGTGGTTCATCCTTGTTAAGCTGACTTATGTTCCAGGTCAGTGATCCTTCGGTTTACCTCCGTCATCTGTTCTTCGATGATGGGTACCCTTCTCGCAAAGTTATTATGTTCTCTCACTTCTCTTGTTAATGCATCTATTTTTGTATCCGTGACCGCATCGTGTTTGTTATTTGAAGCGAGGACTCCTATCAGAGTCACTCCGCCTGTTATCAACGCCACTATGATTTCTTCTGTCATTTTTCTCACCTCATATCTTGAAAGCGTTATCTTTCTGCTTTCCTGATCTGGAGTCCCAGTTCACGAACTTCCCTCCAGTCGACTGAAGCTGGGTCTCATTCTGATACCCTGTATGCATTCCCCAAGTGTAGAGACCTGCCTCTCCCACTACACCGTGGGACTTGCAGATTGATTTCCATTTTTTAGCGTATTTTATAAACTTCTTATCTGTTATCTTTATATCGGTATGCCAGTCCGTGGCACAGCCTCGCAGGTGATTAGAGGTTTTGATGCCTCCTACCTTGTCATTCTGATCTTTAGTCCTGAACCACGAATTTACATAGATAGGTCGTTTTATCCAAACTCTGAACTCCTCCATCATCTGACATTGTAGATATGACTCCATCGTCATGATGGCTGCACCGTTGCCCTTTCCGGCATACTCGTCTTTCGTAAAATGCTCTGTCACATTTCCCTGCCAGTAAATCATCATCGTTCTGCTCCTTTCATGGCGTTCAGGGTCTTGGTAAATACCACACCGTCAATCGGCACTTTTAATGGCTTCTGCATCTGTTTGACTCTTGCGAGGGTCAGCTTGCCGAAGTCTCCGTCTATTTTTAAGGGTTTGAGTTTGCCCTTATTTATCGAGTCGGCAAAGTACCAGTTCATGTATCTCTGTAACCGTTCGACCTGCTCGCCTTTTGACCCTTTTTTCAGCGGAGCATTGATGACGGTATCCTTAAATCTATAAACATAGACGTATTTCTTGCCTTTTGTGTTCAGACGGTTTGAGAGGGTGTTTGTAGTCTTGCCATAGTAATGCTTGGCACTTGCCTCTTTTATCTTGCCCTTATACACGATACAGATATGTCCGTGTCTGCCAAGCTGGTCTTTTCTATAGATTATGATGTCGCCATCCTGGATGTCTTTTACCTTTTGAAGACGTGACTCCATCCATTTCTGCTGTTTCCATAATCCGGCAGGGAAGTCGGGGTCAAGACCTGATGATCTGACGCACGTCCCTACGAAAACGTCGCAGCTTGCCCCTACCCTGCTCCATGCATTCCAAAAATGAAAGCCATGGTATACAGAGTCCATGGCTTTTTTGAATGCGACTGTCGGAGATCCTTTCGGGTAGTCGGCTTTTGATGTATTAGTTGGATAGGCGAGCTCGTTGGCTTTTGCTCCTAATTTGTCACCGTTGTCAATTTTTCGTATGACAATGGGGTATTTGCCTGAATACTTCATTCCTTATCATCCTCCGTGTCCTCATCCTCAAATATGATTCCCTCTTCATGGTCGGTGTTGTACTGCTTTGTGCTTATACCGAGAATGACACCGAAGAAGGTCACTAATGCGGTTATTGTGCCCACTATCTGCTCACCGTAGGGAAAGCCCCATATTCCCGATAAGGCAAAATACAGAGTGCCGATGGCTGGCAGAACGATGGTCGTTAACCACTTTAAAAGATCGTATGTGTTATTACTGATTCTCATTTTTACTTCCCTATACAATAAAAGTTGAAATATTTGGTTACTGTGTTAGTGCTTGAAGAGGCTCGCCAACCTGCCCAAAGGCCTGTCGATGTGGCAGACGAGTTGCCGAGTCTTACAGGGATAAGGAGAAGCGTTCCTGAATTGATTGAGCAGAACACCCTCGGTATATTGGTGAATAGTCCGTCGGGTAGGGTTTCGGAAACTGTATCCGTTCTGTACCCGCCGCCGTCCGAAGTTGATGCGGTGCTTGCTGTCGAAGTAACGCCCCAACATTCCGCCGTTCCGTCTATCCACTTGCGATAGTTCCACATACCGCTTACCCCGTCGTCAATTATAAAGTTTTCGGGTGCGGTCTGGGTTTCGGGTGTGATACCGAGTGCCTCGGATAAGGTCGTTGAGAGGTCGCCGAGTTCCATTGACTCAAATCGGTCTGCAAGTGCGTCCCATACGGTTTTGACTATCTTGAACTGACCTGTCATTTCATAAAGGGGAAATTCCACCTTTATCGTGTCGCATAATTCACACTGTAAGAGCGTTTGAAAATCTGCGAACTCAGGGAGGTCTTGTAAGCGGATAAAGTCAACGTGTATGTTCTGTTTCGGCAGAGTCGGTTGCTGACTATTCATTATAGTCTGTGCCAAGTTCTGCAACTGTGCTTTGGTTGGTTTGGTTTCAAACTTATCGGTCAAGTCCATAGGCACACAGATTTGGCGTCCGTTATATGTCGCACCGCTATATGTGACTTTATCGCCTCTTACGATGATTCCGTCTGCACCGTTCCAATATGGGATAACCGCAGAATATGTGCCTTGATAGTCGGTGTCATCGTTATAGTCGACAAGGTTTACTCCGTACCGTATAGTGAAGTCCCTCGCCTGTCCTCTGCGAGATAATAACTGCACATTGAATTTATCCCACTTGAACTCACCGCCATATGTGTCTAATATAGACCCCTCGACTCCACCAAGCATCTGGCGAACGGTTTTCGGGATTCCGTCGGCTGATGACATATATCCTGTTGAAGTCTTATCCGTGGAATAGGTGAAATAGTTTGAAGGTGTAGCCGTACCTAATAAAGTTAATGCATCTGCAAGGGAGTTTATATTCGTGCCGTATACGGTATATCCCGACAGCCTGTATGAGATGTGTACTGCGTGGAAAGTTACGATGCCATCAATGGGTTTTGAATAACTAACGATGTCGAACGGCTGAACGTCGCCCGAATCATCGTGTGTTACTGCGATTATTCGTCCGCATATAATATCCTCATATCTTGCACCGTCAACAGGATATTCAAAGTCGCACTCATATATGCCGTTCCGCTCTTCAGTCACGATACAAGAAATACAATCCCTCAATCGTCCTATGCCGTTTGATGTGAATGCAGTCTCGTTTGTGTCATATAAAATCGGGATCATATCTTCCACCACCTCGGTGTTATCTTTAATTCGGTTACGGTGTTGTCATATGTTATCGTGTTGCTCCCCGGCTTTAATGTGGGGAGGTTGCCTGTCAACTGAACACCCGCATTTGAGGACACTGGCTCTCCGTTTACTATCTTGTAACACTCGCCTATATCAAGGTCGATGTATAACGGATTGCCTAATGCAGATAATGTGGAGTTGCCTTTGATCGTGCTATAAGTACCGCCAGTGGTAGTACGGCTCCCTCCAAACTGCGTTAACGTACTATTGAAAGTAAAAGTGTCAACACCGTCATATTTATACTCGGAGAAAAATGTAATTTGTTTGGTGGAGTTATTATCCAGTGTTACGGTGAATACCACCGTAGTCGAAATGTCTCTTGGAGTGCCTTGTGTGAATGTCTGTGCTCCATAGATCATTTTATAGAATACAGTTCTATCGGGTGCATCATATGACGAGTTTATCGTTGCTGGATAGCCAGTAACTGAATTCTGCGTATACGAAGCAATCGGACTAACTGTATTCCAAAGATAAAATTGTAAATCTCTTGCCGTACAAGTGATCGTGTCTCCATTTGCTAAAAGGCTCGAATCATATTGAACGAGTCGGCTTTGCCCGACTTTTGCATTCCCACTATTAGCGAGGATAACTTCTCCAATCGGTACATTCTCGACTTCTATCTCCTGCCCTCCTATCCCGATAGTGCCGTATCCCTTAACTGCTAACAGTGGATGTGATTCAAATAACGTCGGGTTGGTTATCGTTCCGTTATTTGCTACTGTTACCGCAGTTTCGCCCGATTTAAGGAAACGCTGGGGCTTGCAGTTGAAGGTAATCTCGAACTCCCCCGCTCTGGAGTAATGCACTGGGTCTACTTCCAGTCCTCTTTGATAAACAGCCATTCTATATTCGTCAGGATTATATTCGTCTTCTAAACGCTTATACCCTACCCTTGAGCAAAGAGCGTTTCTTAATCCGCTCATTCTCGAAGCGAAGGTGGTCTGATCCGAGTCGCCCATACCAGCAGGGTATGCCACCTCGATGTTTGAGAACCTGCCACGGTCGAGAGCATATTCTCCGTCTCTGCCTGGAATGGAGATCATCTCCACGTCCCTTTCGGGAGCGTTATAAACCGCCTGACCTGTTATGCCTATTCCGTAGGTCGATGAGTCGACGGAGTCAAAAGTAAACTTTTTAATTATGCCCATGCCTGTGTTCTCCTCTTCTGTGCGTTTATGAGTCTGCGTTCAACTTCGGCTGCTAAAGCGTTCACGTCCATACCAGCAGGTGCATTGATATTGATAGTAATACCTGAAGGTTGGAACATTTCTTTCAGTTTGTCGATAGGTACTACAGCCTCTGCTCCTGCTTCACCTACACCGATAACAGACGGACTTGTGAAGATACCGCCTGTCTTATACCAGTTGATACCGAGTTTGGGAATCTTGCCTTGTAAGAGGTCGCCTATCTTCCACCCAGGAGGCTGAATGCTGAAGTGCGGAAGTTTGATGTGTGGAATGGATATTTTCAGTCCGCTGAATAAACTCTTTATCTTGCCTACTATGGTCTTAATAAGAACAAGTGCTGTCTCGACTGGATGCGTGATGGCTAACTTTATACCGTTCCAAATATTGCTTACTAATGTTTTTAAAGAATTGAACGCATTTACCGTAGCAGTCTTTATCGAATCCCATACCATGAGGACTTTCGTCTTCAGCTGGATCGCTAAACCTTCGACCTTCGTCTTCAGCTCTGTCCATTTCTGAACTACCCAGTCTTTCAGCACTTTTGCACTTGCTTTGATTTTGTCCCAGTTCTTATAGAGAGCCACACCGATGGCAATGAGTCCCCCAATAATGGCAATGGCTATTCCTATCGGGCCAGCCAGACCAGCTATTACCGGGCCGATGGTTGACATCAGACTCATAATGGATGAGATAGCCATAGCGAGTTTACCCACTATGATGAGAACAGGAGCGAGACCTGCAACGACTCCGGCTATGACTCCTACGATGGCGACTACTTCGGGGTCTAACTTCGACAGCCATGAGAAGACGCTCTCTATTGCTCCGGCTATCTTTTCAAGTGCTGGCTGAAGGTACCCTGCTAACTGCATACCTAAAGAGTTTAACGCAGCCATGCCTGTCATCTTTATCTCGTCTATGGTATCCTGGAACTGATTAGCCTTGTCTATTGTCTCCTGATCTACAAGGGACAGTTCGTTCTTATTGAATATGTCCGCTACTCTCTTATAGGTTTCGCCATTATCCTCTATAAGAGGGTTGAGGTCTCTTGCGGACTTGCCGAAGATCTGCATGGCAAGTGCATCTCTTTCGGTCTCGTTCTCCATCTTGCCGAGTGCTTCAATGGCTTCGGTGAATACCTCGTCCTGACTTCTTAAATGACCATTGGAGTCCTCGATGTTTACGCCTAAAGTCTTGAATGCCTCTGCGGTCTTCTTTGACCCCTGCTGTGCGTTGAGCATCGACTTCTTCATCTTGGTCTGCGAGTTCGCTATGGCCTCAACGGAAACGTCAAGGAGATCCGCAGCAGCTTTGTACTTCTGAAGTTCGTCTGTGGATATTCCTGTAACAGAAGCCAAAGTATTCAATTCGTCGGCTGCCTCGCCCGACTTATATGCCAACGCACCGATGGCTACGTCAACTCCGGCAGCTGCCGTAGATAACCCTTTTAACGCTTCGCCAGCCTGAACGAGGTTATTGCCGACCTTTTTGAACTGTTCGGATAAAGCGACTAATTTGACGTTTTTTAATTTATCGGCTTCCTTATTGAACTCCTTCTCTTGCCTTTTGGCTTTCTCGATCTCTCGTTCAAGCTCACGATATTCTGCGGAGTTCTTGCTGACCTCTTTCTCGTCGAGTTGTCTCTGAATATCCTCTAATTCTGCGACACGGTCTTTTGCTTTATTAGCGTTCTCATTCAGAACATTATATTTCTGTGATAATAATGTGACATTAGACGGGTCAAACTTCAGGTCTTTATTGATATAGTTCAGTTCCTTGTCAAGGGACTTCGCCTCGTTCCTCATCTTATTGATGGCACTTTTGAACGATACGTCTTCTTTGCCTCTAAATTCAATTGTTATGCCTTTGACATTTCCAGCCATTTCATACTCCGAAGAAGTCCTTTATATCTTGCCTGTTGGCTTTTCGGGACTTCGGTTTTTGTTCTTCCTTATTACGGTTGTTATATTCTATGCAGAAATCGACTACCTGCCCTATCGTCATCCGTTGGATAGACTCATAGGACAGACCTCGCTCGATACCTGCCATGATTATCGTTTCTATTGAGATGCCTTCAGGCTCCCCCGAAGGCTCGTCAAGTTTTTTGAGGAGATGAGCCCTTTCGCCAGTAGCTCGCCTACCGCAGGGATGACGATGTCAAGAGGGAACTCATCGAACTGTCTCACCCATTTATCAGGAGGGTCTATCTTGTCGTCATACGCCTTATTAAACGCCCATACCAAGTGGATGAGGTCGTTGAACTGGAAAGCACATAACTCGATTAACGCATCCTGTATCGTGGAAAATTCGAGGGTCTTTATCAGATCCGCTACATTATCCGTGCCCTGCATCTCGCCCAGTATCCTGAACGCTGCGGATAAAATCGGTAATACATCCGGCACTATATCATGCCCGAACTGATCCTTATAAATAGTCGCCCATGCGAGGTTATTTGACAGGGTGAGCTCTTTCTCCCCTAAATTGACAGTCTTTATCATTGTCTCTTCTCCTTTCAAAAAAGGGACGGATTGCTCCGTCCCCTTAAGTTTAGGTTGTTGCGATTACGGGAGCCTGGGGTGAAGTGAACAGTGAATTGTATCCTGAATCTGTCTTCTGAAGAACCGCCATTGTTACACCTGTCTGATTGTCGCCAACGCAGGTGACAGGAATGGAAGCGGTCTTCGGCTCTTTGTTCTCGCCTATCGTCTCATACTCTCTGGAGATGTCTCCAAGTGAGCAGTTGTATAAGATGACCCTGATAGGATCATCGTCGGACTGTACTTCAAAAGCCACATAGACGGAAGGCTTGGTAGGATTCTTGACAGCAGCGAGTCCGCCATTTGTCAGAGTCTTATAGCCGAGGAACTGTGTCTTGAATGACTCGTCAAACATTGCGACAGTCAGGTCGCCTTCGATCTTGCCTCCCGAATATCCGCTCCAGTAGATGATGTCATCCGCATAGAAGTCATTCTGATTGGATTCGGTTGAAGGCGAGAAGGAAACGGCACCCTTCTGATGATAGGGAGTGCCGAGTGTCACAGTAGTTCCCGATGTAGTGGTGACTTCGGTGTATGTTCCGACATGAAGGTTGGAAATACCGAATAATACTTTCATTAGTTTCCTCCTAAATGTAGTAATAAATAACGAAAAGCCCTTCTCCGTCTATATAGACATCCTCGGACTTTTCGTAGTTGTATCCGTCAGCCAAGAGGATATCCTCAATGGCTGTCTCTGTTGCCTCGTTCTTATCCCTGAAGTAATACTCGACCTGATACTGATTATTTCTGTATGACCAAGTATTATCTGAACCGAAGGTGCTCTGACCTCGTCCTATATATACGATATATGGCGGTTCCTTCTTCTCCATAAAATGGGAATAAGCACAAGGCAGGTTGGTTTTTTGTAATGTAGAGTAAATCATTTAGTTAACCTCGCTAATAGTTCAGTTAGTGCCTTTTGCTGTGCTGGTTCGATATGTTTAATGGCTCTTGAGCGACCGTGAGGCTTGCCGTGCCAGTCATAGACCTGATGACCGTTTTCCAATAAATGAGTGAGACCCGGCTTCGATTTGTTATAGACTGTTAAGACTATGTTAAGCCCGACTCCTGTCACTTTATATGTCCAGCCGTTAGCATAGTGCCTCCGTGACTTGCCTTTCGGTGATGTGGCTTTCAGGTATAATTGTGTGTCCCTACCCGTGTCCTTGAATGCGGTTTTCGTCTCATCTGCGAGCTCTTCGTTGAACTCGTTGATGATGTCTGTCAGCTGTTGTTCTATGCTTGCCATTACGTTGTCTCCGTGGTTATTGTGCGTTCAGTGGTGTACACATAATTCCTCTCCTGTAGAACAAGGGAGATCTTGTCTCTCTGTGCGTTCCAGTCGGCACGGATAACGTCATACAGTATGCCCTCGAACTTCACTAACTTCTCATTGTGGTAGTCTTCTCTGTTCGAGATCTCCAATGTAATGGTCGGATGCAAGCCTACCTGTGCAGCCTGATAGTATTCCGAGGAATATACGCTTCTCTGATTGACATATACTTCCGTTTCGGTAAAGGTCACAGTCTCGTTCCCGTATGTGTCATATGTCCTTGAGCCCTGTAAGTATAGGGTCGCTGTGGAATCGTACATCTTACCACCTCGTATATCCTGTCGCTGTTCCGAGCTGGGCCTTCTGCTCGTCGTATGACTTCTTTAATCTGTCATAGTCTTCCGGCAGACCGAAGTTCATCTTGCAGTATGTGATGACAGCCTGTGTCACCACGGGGTCTGCATCTTCTGTTAAAACTTCGTTCATCGCACCGCCAAAGCCGAGGTCTATCAGACCTGCTTTCATCAGGCTCGTCAGCTCATCGTTATAGGCATCCGTTTTAATGCGTAAAGCCATTTTGATTTTATCTAACATTACAATTTACCTCTTTAAGTTATTAAGATAGCCACCCTCATGTTCGGGGTATATCGTTATATGACCGATATGCCCTACCCTTGCACAGGGTTCGCACCATATCTCATACCCTAATTCATCCGCTTTTTTGCAGAATGATAAGTCCTCGCCTAAATATGGGAGCGGAGTGAAACAGCTTCCGTATTTCTGTTTGACATCCAATAGAATGGACGTTTTGATCAGAGTCGCTGCCATTCCGCACCCCTTAATGAGAAACGGCACAGAGGGGTATTCGTCCCATCTGTACCGTTCTGGGGGTGTGAGGCTTCTAAAAATGCATGACTGGTGACCTGGTCTCCGTGCGTGGAATACTCCGCAGACGAAGTCCTTGCCTGTGTCATATAAATCATCGAATAACTGGTCGGTGAAGACCATATCGGAGTCCAGCCATAAGACGTGAGTAAATTCATACCCTATGGCATAGGACACGATCTCATCTCTTGCCAGATAGACAAGAGTTCCCGATAAAATTTTGACTTCGTAGTCTATCGACTCCTCATCAAGGGACTTTATAAGACCCATTAATGACTTGACGAACTCGACGTGCATGAAGTCAAGGCTCGGTATGGCTATCAGTAGTTTCATTTCCCTTTCCTTTCCCTTTTAGTTTAGGTTGTTGAAGTGGTCCCGCCTGTGAGTGTAACCTTTGCAAGTCTTCCCGGAGCGGTTACGTCGATAGCGACATAGAGTCTGCCGAGGATTCTTACAAGGTCGGATGTCATAAGAGTCTTGTCATCGAAGATGAAGATGGGGTCTCCGCCTTCAGGGAAGTTGGCGGTTACGCCCTTCAGGTCGCCTACGATAACGCCTGTCACGTTCTCATTGAATACAACAGGATAGCCGAGGAACGGGTCGATGGCGTATTTTGCCTGTAAAGCTGCTCCCTTGATGGTTGCGAATGTTGACTTGCTCATGATGCAGCAGATGTCTGTCGCCTCGTCGCTTAATTCTGCGAATGCGGTCAGAACAGCCAGTTCGGGAGAAGCGGAACCAGCGTTCTCAACAAGTGAGGAAGCAGCGATCTTTGTGATGACCTGTGCGGCTGCCTTCTTGACGATTCTGTATTCCAGTTCATCATAGAGGTAGTCAAGGAATGCGGAGCCTGTAAGAGCGAGAGCCTCGTCACTTACGGAGATCCACTTCTTGATCATCTTGGGTACCAGAGTGATGATACCAAGAGTCAGGGATTCCTCAGCTACTGCGGATGTTCCTTCGGTGTGCCATACAGCGTCACCTGCGGAAGCCTCATATCCGATCTTTACGTTGCCCTTTACATAGATTCTGCTTACTCTCTGCATGACTTCGTCATTGTCCCATGCAGTTCTGATTCTGTCCTCAAGGTATGCAGGGACAGGAACGGAGCCGGATACGTTCTCAGTTAAGAGTGCTCTGCACTCGGAGTCGTCCTTGTATCCGCCTTTTACATAGTCGGCATATGCATTGATATACTCGTTTGATTTTCTGACTTCGAGATTTGTCATTTTATTAGTCCTTTCTTCTATTGGAGTGGGTGAAGGAGCCTTGAGGACTTCTTCGACCACTTTCGCACGTTCTTCGATTTCGTGCTTGAGTTCTGCTTTTCTTGCTTCGATTGCATCGAGTTCGGCATTGATACCGTCAAGTCTCTCCATATCGGCTGACTTGATCTCTTCGGCTAATTCGATGCTTCTTTTTTCAAGATCCTCAAAGTTCATCTCTTTGATTTCCATGTTGTCCTCCTATTATTCTTGCTCGGGTCTCTGCCCTTCTCTTCTCAAGTTCGAGTGCTTCTCGCTCCAGTCGCTCCGCTTTCTCTGCTTCAATCACTCCGTTGAAGTAGTCACGAGTCGCAACGCTTAACTCAGTAGTAGGGTTTGCTGGAAAGCTCACAGGGCTGACGTCAAAGACCTTGGCTATCCTATCTATGACCCTTGTATGTGTTTCCGATTCATAGTGTTCATCGGCAACAGTAAAAGCAAAGGACATTTTGGGATAATTACCTGCCTCTATATCATCGAACAAGTCCCTCGCCCTTTGCGTTCTACCTAAATCAGTTCTTTGTGCAAGTCCATGCTCATCCGTCCATACTTTAACCGTTCCGGCTGATGAACGAGCATATACTCTGCCTTCATGGTCTACTCTGAATACGACATCAGTCAGGTCAGCGGTGTCGAATGCTTTAGGTTCTATCCTTTCAGAGTAGTCGATTCCGTCTATGGTCATAAGAACATACGGTTCAAAGGTTGATGCGTAGCCCTCGACCACATAGCTTTTTTCTTCTGTTTCTTGAGGAAGAATACGAAGCTCCATACTTCTATATTCTCTATTTGTTTTCATCTGCGTACCTCCATTGGTATCCTCTGTGCTGTTTGTATTTACCTTTCAGGCAATCTTTTATCGAAGTCCTACAATATATTTCGCTCGCCTCAGCAATAGACCCCCATCTCTTTACAAGGTTGCCATCCATGTCAAGTTGAAGTATGGGTCTTGCGGTGGGATTTTCGCCACCTCGCTTATATATCCTGTGGGACTGTCTGACTGCGAGCTGTTCGGGTGTCCATTTCTTGCCGTAATTAGGGTTTTTCTCGCCTCTTACGTCTGCATGATTTTCTCTTAAGTGTTGCTTGCGTTCTTCGGTAAACGGTACACCGATGTTATATCGTTTACCTTTTTTAGATTCTGAAAGTTTGTGTCTTGACTCTATTGTGTGGATGGCTCCTGTTTCGCCTCCCATGGTCATGTTGTAACCCTTGCCGGGAATGTATGATTCAAAGATGGATATATACATCTGTTCTAATCGGCAAGCCTCCTCTTTTGTCAGCCCCTCTGCGATGACTTCGTGTTTGATGTTATCCCAGCCATATTTTTTGATTGCATTCCAGAAATGGTCATTTTTTCTATATCCTCTTCCATTTAGCCATCGTTTTTTTATATCCTTGGAGGTAATGCCTATATATATTTTCCCTGATGGGGTAGTGTGCTTATAAACGCTATAATCACTCATTTTCTTCAGTTGATACTTTGTCCTCGGTGTCTTTGTATTCGCCTCTGATGAATCTTACGTCGCCACCGTCTACGCTTTCGTAATTGAAAAGCTCACGGGCTTCATTTATTGACATTACTCCTCTATCTAATAGCTGTTGTGCCATCTGCACTTTTTGAGGTACGGACATATACTGTAAGCGGTTGGCGTTTACAGAGAATGATGTGCCCTGTGCCCTCTCACGCTCGGAGAACATTGCCTTTGTCATCACTTCCGAGAATTGAATAGCGAAGGGTTCAATAGCTCCGTCGAAGAAGGCTTCGAGGTCTTCGCCTTTCGCTCTGTTCTGCATGACCGCCTCGCTCACTCCGAAGAAGTTAGCCACGTTTGTGTATATAGACTTCATTTGATCGGCATCTACTGTCCACGGCTTCACGTCTATCTGTTTGATGTCCTTATATGTGGAAGGGAACAGTAAAAAGCCACCTGACTTTGAATCGGTGGCTAAATTCTCTCTTGTGAAGCGTTCTCTCTCTTTCGCTAAATCTTCGGGTTTTGCGAAGTTCGATAAAGTAGCCATGAACCTGAAGGTCGCTGCGTTCTTGACAGCTTCTTCGATGCCCTGATTCTGGATATGCGTCAGCTTCATCGTCTCGTCTAACGGAACGCCTGGCTGGTCACCAAAGAAGTCTCTCTCAAACTGATACTTGGTCATGATCCCGCACTTCCTGAACTCCACAGCTCCTACCTGTCCGTTCGAGAATTTATATCTTAACCACGGCTCGCCTTTATAGTCGATTATCTCGCATCTTGAAGGCAAGGCGGTGTAATACCCTGTTATGATCATCCTCTCATCGAATACCGGAGTCAGGATAAGGTTTGAGGTGCAGTCAAGGATCGTGCTGGCTCTGTATAAGAATTGTGACCACGTCTGCCATTGGTTCGGGCCCTGCTTCATCTTCGTCTGTAGCGAAGTATTAGCTGTTCCTGTGAACTGCGGTTTTAATTTAGAGATGTGTCTCGCCCTCGCATCAATAGCTGAACGGACTATCAGACTCTCATAAATGGCTCCGTGCCAGTTGGTGAATACAGGCTTGTATGCGGTCAATGTCTGAAAGAATCCCTGCGCTTCTCTTAATGCCTGCTGACTTTCTTTCGCCTGTTCAGGTCGAAATATTTTAGTGAAAAGTCCCATGTATTATTCCTCGTTCTTTAATTGCTCACCTATCTGGAGCGACCACTTCTCTTTTACGACTAATGCATCCAGTAAAGCAGCCGTTCCGTCGATATGTGCGTATTGATTTATCTTGACCAGTCTCCCTCGCCCTCTTTCAGCTGACATCTTGACAGCGGAGTTCAGGAGATGGCTTTTTAATAGGTCGTTGTCGCCTATGTTTATCTTTTTGTCTTTTAAGAGACCCTCAAGGGTCTGCATGGTGCCCCACAGATTGTCGCCCTGGTATACGTCATCCATCTGATAACCGTCAGCTTTTAATGCCGAAACCAAATACTGACTTGACCAGCGGTCATACCCTGTCATCAGAGGATAGATCTCGTAGTCCTTTACCAGTGAAATCATCCATTCATAGACATCGTTATAGTCTACGAAGTTCTCGCCTGATAACGATAAAAAACCTCGTTGAATGAATATCTCATACGGTACTCCGTCTCTCTGTGTGGCTTCCTCTAATTTCTCCGAAGGCATCCAGAAATGAGCAAAGATATTCTGGATACCGTCTTTTTCTATAACGCAGGTCGCACACGTTAAGTCGGTAGTCATTGATAAGTCGATACCGCATACTGCGTATGACCCACGGAAGTCCTCAAGTTTCAGAGGAGATCCCGAAGCGTTCTCTACTATGGAAGCATCCAGCCACGCCTGTGATGAGTTCTGCTTCACACAGCAGTATTTCGTCATGAACTCTCTCTTCTTTGAGAGACTTCCCTCGGCTACTGCTATCTCTTCAAGCATATAATCGACACTCACGCTGACACCGAGGTTAGGGTTTGACTTCCGTAACTCGTTGATGTCATTCCACTTCGTGATGTCGTCTATCATATAAATGAACGGCAAGAGTTTCTTTTCTTTTGAGTCTCCTAATAAAAAACGAGTTGATCTTTTCATCAGCTCGTCAAATATACCGTCATTCACATATCCTGAAGTGGTACAGGAAAAGAGAAGCCCTTCGGGTCTTGCACCCATGCCGGACTTCATTACCTCATATTGTTTCAGACCCTTGTCCCCTTCCCATGAACTGACCTCATCACAGATGACCAACGAAGGGTTGTATCCGTCTGAACGCTTACCGCCTGTGAAGGCTATCTTCTTCACGGTGGAGTTTGCCCCCGGGATGGCGAGGTCGCTCTGCCTTCTCCTCGGGAGCATTGAATCATCCAATATCTTTTTGTTGTGGGCATCCCTCTCTGACAGAGACTCCTTCAGTTTCTGATATTCAGGGTCTAAAGTTATCATCTGCCATATGTCGTTATAGACGAGGTCTGCCTGGTCGAGTTTCGGTGCTAAACAGAACACCCTCGTTCCATAACCTTCCTTTTGGAAAGAATAACTTCCGCAGCTCGACATCAGTTTTGTCTTGCCGTTCTTTCTGCCGACTACGGTGAATATCTCACGATGCTGACGGAACTCGTTCTCGTCCACTATTCCGTAGACCGCTGACAGCATTGCTTTCTGCCACGGCTCTAAAACAAGAGGACTCGGTGCGAGCTGTCCCTCGGTGTGATAGCAATGCATTTCTGTCCAGTTGAGAACGTCATCAGCCTTCTTCTGGTCAAAAAAGAACTCTTTATTCTGCATTCCTCTGACCAAGTAGTCATAAACGAGCTGAATCCACCGCCCTACGCAAAAAGACCCATCTTTGATCCCTTGATAGTATGTTAATATCCAATTATCTCCGCCCATTTTCTCCTTTTTTAGACCCAAAACGATTTAACTCTCTCGCATTTGGCGGAAGAAAGCTGGGGCCCGCCGGTGATGTGTAAATCGTACAAAAAAACAGACAAGGGGGGATCTAATCTCCTTGCCTTTTATTTTTTCTTTAAAATTATCTCGCCATTCTCACCGAAGAAGTATCTCCTGGCATTGATGTGATTAATGTGGTTGTCTGCATGGCATTTTCTGCACACAGCTTTGAGGTTATCAAAGTTTAATGTGACTGAAGGATCATTGAT